CCTTGCTGTTGCCTACCTAAATAACACGGTTGGAAACTCTCTTCTGTTAGTGCAACTTTCCTATTATGGCGCAAGTTCTCCGTCCCTCACCAGTTTGAAAGACGATCTAGGGAACAACTTTACCCAGATTGGCACGTGGCATGGATTTCCAGATAACACGTATTTGTGGGGTCTTTTCTACCTTCGAAACGCTACCGCAGGCGGCGCAAGAACCATAACGTTTATTGGCGCGAATATCAGTTTTTGTACGATGGCTCTTTCGGAGTATATAGGGCAAGCCGATTCTCCGATTGATACATCTGCTTTGGTTTACCAGGCAACCCCAAGCACTACTCTCACAACGCCAAACATAGTCACGACCTTTCCGAATGAAACCATTTTTGCGGCTGCAAGTTGGAATACTCCAGAACAAACCGCATCCGCTGCTTCTCCGTTTACTATTAGAAATAGTAATAGTGGACAGTACCAGGCTTCTTCCGATGCCAATGAAACGGCAACAGGAACCTACGGAACGTCCTTCACCGTAGGAACTGGTGCTCTTTACATGGCCGGAACAGTTGGCGTTAAAAGCGGATTGAGCGACCCGCAGACTTACGAAATTACAGGCAACGTTGGTGTTGCGGGAGCTACAATTTCTTGGACTGGCGGAAGCACGACTGCTGACAGTTCGGGCAATTACAACACAGGCCCATTAGCAAACGGTAGTTATATTCTCACCCCATCCAAGACCGGCTATACTTTCTCGCCAACCAGCGCAAGCGAAACGGTCAGCGGAGCGGACATCACGGGTATAAATTTCACAGGCCAGTTAAATAAGGTCCAAATAGTAATCATAGATTACTAATAGGTTGTAGCTCTCGCAGCTCTTTATTACCTAGGGATGCAGCAATAAGACGCAAAGACGCCATGATACAAGAAGAGTTTTTACTACCCGTCATTAAAAGACACACCGGCGGTCCAGATGGAGTTCTGCGCCGGATGGACAATGACATCTGTAAGAAGTGTCATGAGGAATATCAGAAGAAATACCCTGGTAAGCCTTTCAACGTTGTTTGCGAAGGTATCTTTACCAATGTTGATTTCGTACAGTTAGCCAAGAAGACCGGCTTGACTGTGGAAGAAGTGCGAGAGATCTACGATCCTATCTGGTGGGCGGAAAAGCATATCCGCACTACTAGTGGCAGCGATAACAATGATAGTGGTGATATCTCCAATTTCATCCCGCGTAACTATCAAGTACCTGTACTCGCTTGTACAGCAGAACGTAAAGTCGATCGTATGGGCCGCGGTCTTGGCAAGACCCTTCTGGGTGTCATCGAAGAACTCCACAAGATAACCACCAAGAAGAACTATGATGTTCTTATCCTCGCTCCCGCCAAAGCCCAGGCTCAGAAATGGTTCGATGATATCCTCTGGCAATGTGAGAATGATCCCGCTCTATCCGAGTGTATCAAGAACAAGAAGCAGCAGCCTTTCTACAAGATAGAATTTCATAATGCCTCCACGCTCTCTATCTTCACGGCCGGTTCCTCATCCGGTAGAGACGCTGATGTCATCCGTTCGCAATCGCCCCGCCGTGTCCGTCTAGAAGAACAAGATCTCCTCAACGAAGGAGACTACAAAGCTGTAATGCCTCTCCTCCGTCGTTATAAGAAAACGGAATTCCACGGCGCTTCTACACCTACTGGCGCCCGTTCCCAATACTGGAAGATGTGTACACAGTTCTCGGACTACCGGGAATTCTACGCTCCCATTATGTTGGACCCGAATTGGTCCGAGGAGATGGAAGAAGCCTGCCGTCGTGAGGCCAGAACTGATGATGTTTATCGTCATGAGTTCCTTGCTGAATTCGGCGATCTGGCACAAGGCGTATTTAAGTCTTATCATGTGGATAAGGCTAGAAGCAACTATCGTTACAAGCAGTGTAAAATCCTGCCATCTATGAAGTACTATATGGGCGTGGATTGGAATGGTCAGGGAACCGGCACCCGTATCCGTGTTATCCAATATGACCCAACGACCAAGATGCGCAAGATGGTAGACGCTATGAGCGTAGAAGGTCCACAGACCACTACCCAGGATAGCCTTGATCGTATCAAGGATACGAATAGATATTGGCACTGCGAAGGTATCTATATTGACAAGGGTTTTGGTTTTGTCCAGGCCGAGATGCTTCAGCTGATAGGTAAGAAGTCAGACAACGCTGATGACAAGCACCTGATGGAAGTCAAAGTCATTGACTTCGGTGCAGAAATAAAGACTAACAAATTGGTTCCCAACCGCGGGAATAGCAAGTATATAGATCAGGATGAGGAGAAGCGCCGCACCAAGCCATTTATGGTGGAAGGGGCGGTTATGTGTATTGAGAACGGGCTGTTTGAGTTCTCGGATACTGATGACCTGTTAGATGCCCAATTCCGGGCCTATAGGGTGAAGACTTGGTCTCAACACGGGTTCGCTAACACTTACGATTGTGGTAAGGAAGGCGACCATGATCTGGATGCCACGATGCTGGCCCTTCTAGGTATAGAGCTCAAGTACGGCATAACCGCCCAACCACGAGAAAGACGTTTGGCTCAAATCGCACATGTGGCACAATTAGGTGGTGGACCAACTAATCCAGTCGAAGGGGCTGTGAGGGCTGCTGAATCCCGTAAACGTGCTGAAGAGGCTTCTCAAGTACCTTCGCGCGCGCTACCGCCTAAGGAAGATGAATCCCTCCCTAAAGTCGTACTTCCTGGGCAGACCTCTCACATTATCATTCCCGGGCGAGCCAAAGATCTCCGGAATGGAAGGGTTCCTAGCAGGACAGCTGCCTTTAGGCCACCCGGCGATCGCACCAGAGTCCCATCTAGAACGACGCCAAACCATCCGGTAATAGGTCAATTCCAATCACCTCAGGGTAATCCGTTCGATAACGCTTTTATAGCTCCTCGCCCCAACAAAGGTAAACCTTATAATGGCTGACCAAGTACAACTTCAACTCGCTGCTGGTCTTCTGAACCAGTTTCATGTCTCTATAGGTTTGAATCTGGTCCACAAGCTTCAGGACTGGCCAGGCCGTCAGCAGACCCAATATGGTGCTGTGAAAGGCCTTATGAATAAGGACTGGCATAGTTTGTCGGATTTCAATTCCGAAATGGCCAAATATTCTTCTGCCAGTCATACGTTGCGTATAGCTTGGGCTTTAATCAAGTCTATTGTCCCCAATAATCCAAAGATGTTGTCCACTCTGGTAACTATTCCGGGTCTTGGACAAGTTGGTCCGGAAATGAAGTCATTGGTAGGGATCACCAATATTCTGGTAGCACCACAGAGCATTTTGAAGAATGCGTCACAATTCCAGAGCACGATTAAATCGATAAGCTAATGTCGTTCAAATCGATCAAGTTTAAGTATACACCACCTCCTACATTACCTCCTCAGTCCGTGTTGGCGCCGAGCACAAACCCTGTAGGAACGGCAACTGCTGTCTCCAATCAATTCGGCAGTGCGCTGGCAGCACAAAGCAACGCCGCAGCATTAGTAACTAGATTATCAGCCTTGACTGAAACAGCAGCATATCTGCAGCAGGCTATTCAATCTCTAGTGCAAGCTTTAGGTGTTACATTTGATTTATCAGCCAACCCTGATTTAGGGCGCGCGCTGGCTCGTATTTACAATACGACTTCTCCTCCATCCTCGATGGATATGACTATGTACGTGTCGCTTCTCGAGGCGGAGATGAGCTTCTTGCAGTTTGATCTGTTGAATCCTCCGGATTCGACAGTGCAAATCGAGCCTTTACAACGGGCAGATGTCACTCTCGTTACCAAGGCCTTTGAGAATGCTTTGATTTCAACGGGAGTTTATAATCAAACCCTGCCTGTGTTACTGAATTCGTTGGCAGGTGATCAGATTATCTTCAATTCCTGGTCTAACTCGTTGATGAGTTATCCTGTACTGTCAGTTCCTCAACTAACCCCAGCACAGATTGCTTCAACAGCAAACCCGATTGCAAGCTCAGATCGGGATTTGAATACATCTTCAGTTGATGTTAGTGATAGTATTACGGAGTCAATGAATGGAATATTGGACCAGTGGCAAAGCAGCTATGCGGGGATCTATACGGTGGTGGCTTCCCCCGATCCAACTGAAACGGCATTACCATCTGTCGTGGCTACGTTATCTACTCAGCCAACCTCGGATCTTAGCCGCCTCGTCGGGATGCTGACGAATCTGATTGCCTTTGCTCATAAACCTGCAATACAGGGAGCAAACGACAGTGCAGATAATCAAATACTACCTAGGTTATTGAGTGATATTGGCGGTTTTCTTGGCAGCCTGGATTTCATGGGACAAGTTGCAATCGGCCCATCAGCAACCTTTACTGGCTCACTGGGTAATTTGATGTCAATACTATCCAGCACTAACCCAGGCAGCATTCTGAGTGTTGGGATAACAGGCTCGGTGGCGCAGGCAGCCGGTGGATTCAGTCCGCCCCCGCTAACACCCAGTCAGATAGTTACTACCGCTGAAGTCTCAGAAGGCTTGCAGATTCTCGCAGCCAATATTGCTTGGTCTCAGAATGCCTCGAAGCGTCAATCAAATTTTATACAGCAATCGATGCAGCGTCTTACTCTTCGTCGTATGACTAATCAGGGTACGATGACTGAGTTCCTGTCCAGCATGAAATCATTGAGTTCATCGATTGGTATTATCCAGTCTATTATATCGTCGGGAGCGAATACCCCGACGGCGAGCGGTAATACAACAAGTTTGAATTCGACTGCAGTTGTACCGACAGTCGGCTTGCAATCATTCGGTACATTGGTAAGTTCATTGCAATCTCAGAGTGGATCGTCATATGCCGTCGACGGGAACACGTTGGTTGTTACTCCCCCTGCAGTACCTACAGCTTCAACGACAGTACAAAGTGTACTTGCGGCAGGCGGAGTTAAACAGATTACTACCCAAGCATTAAGAACGCCTATTAATTTCCAGGTGTAAACATGGCTAAGAAAGCTACAACTAAGAAAGCACAACCTGCGGAACCAGATTTGATTTCGCCGAAGGAACAACAAGCGCTCAATATCCAGATGCGCACGGACAATCTCGCACGCGCACAGTTGGGACGCCCCTATGGCAAGTCATTTACTGTCGTGGATATGAAGAAGGGCAAGAAAAAGCTAGATCCTTCTGTTATCGGGCTTGGTGATCGCGGCAAGCAATCTATCCAACAGATAAGTGTGCGTGAGCGTATCCAAGGAGCTTACGAACTCTTCAAGGATTGTACACCTCTGGAATCCGAAGTCAAGGATCCTTTCACCTGGAAAGATCGTGTGCGTGAGCAAGCGTCGTTTGATCGCGTGATGAAGCTTGTGCAGCATGATGCTATATCTTCCGAAGATCTGCCCATTCTAGCGAAGAAGATCCAAAAGAAGATCGAACAGGAGAAGGACTACCTCAATAGTTATTATGGTCATTATGGTACAATCCTTCCTGAGTACGATCAGTATGAGCCTTTCACAATGCTGGACACGGAATCGTATCTTATGCAGGCGATCACTCGTAAGCATTCTTTGATGTTCCGTAAGGGCTTCAAGATTGAAGGCGAGAATAGCCGCTTCACCAAATATATCAATGCCCGCCTGAATCAGATTGGCTATATGATGAACATGACTCCTGAGAACTTCATCAAGGATATTCTCAAGAATCTGCTCATCATCTCCAATTGCTTCTTATTGAAGATCCGTGATGAGAAAGCAACTGGTGGTCAGCCCAACGCCAAGAATGAAGATAAGAAGCCTGTAGCAGGTTACATGATTCTTCCTCCGCATTCCATCTTTCCATTCGTCAATCAGAAGGGTGAGATCATCAAGTGGCGCCGTTACTATGGCAGCGCGCGCAAGTACAAGGATTACCCGCTTACAGATGTTATCCACTTTGCGTGGGACGTTAAGCCAGGACATGTTTATGGCACACCAAGAACTGTTTCCGTCCGAGACGATATTTTCGCTCTCCGCCGACTTGAAGAAAATGTGGAAATGCTCCTCATTAACCACCTTTTCCCGTTGTTTCATGTTAAGGTGGGTTCAGAGGACGCTCCCGCCGTTATGCTCGTCGATGGTATCACTGAAGTTGACCTCATTAAAGCGGAATTAGAGAATATGCCTAAGGAAGGTGTATTCGTTACAGACGAACGCGTCACGGTAGATGTCGTAGGTATCAAGGGCGAGGCTCCCGATCCTAAAGAAATCATGGCTCACTATAAAGCCCGTATCTTTACCGGCTTGGGTGTGTCTCCTATTGATATGGGTGAGACCGATACCGGCAACCGGGCTACGGCCGAGAACGTCTCCCAGAACCTAAAGGATTCAGTCAAATCTGATCTTAGCTGGTTCTGCGGTCAATTCAAGATGTACATAATGAAGGAGCTCTTCGAAGAGAATCCTTCTGCCCTTTCCGTCCAGAATGCCCTATTGGATGTGGATCTGATCTTCCCTGATGTGGACGTAGATGGTCACATCAAGTGGGAAAACCACGTTATTGAGAAGTTCAACAACCACCTCATTACTGAAGATGAGGCTCGTCGTCAGACGAACATGATTCCTTATACGAAGAAGGATGCTGCCAAGACTCACTATGAGTTGCATGTTAAGGACTTGCAGCAATCCGGTATCGCTTTGAAGAATCAGGGTATGATTGAGTCTATGGCTGTTCGTGGCGAAGTTGCCGCGGGTAAGGGTACAACAGGTATTCCCGGCAAGAGCAAAGCCAGCAAGGGAGCTAAGTCCGTTGCTAACAAGAATCGGCCGGCGAATCAGCATGGGCGTAATCTAGACCCTCATTCTGCCCGCTCTTCAATGGATCCAAGCCTCCTCTATGACAAGCTAACGCTTGAAATAGACCGTTTGAAGGCTGAGGGGACTTTTAGCGCTGCTGGTTGGGGTAAGGCGGCAGGCGCTGTAATTGATAAGTATGTCGAGACTTGCCTGAGTGAAGGCTCCAAGAATTACTATACTAACCAGGATCGAATGGCGATGAACTCCTTCCGTCAAGCGGCGAAGGATAGGGTTGCCCAGACGACCGATCCTGACATGATCCATGTTTTACTCGTTGATTTAGCCGAAACATACTTCGAGGAAATAAATGCCGAAGAATCAGACACCGAAAATACAACCGACTCGGGATCAAAAACAGAACTTGCTGAACGGCCCACTGCCTCAGGTAATGAGTAATCTGGCTCGCCAGTCAGGTATGAACCCTAAGCAGGCAGCTGCTAAGGTTGTCGAACTTAAACTTGCTCCCCGGCGTGACCTAGCTTCGGGACGCTAATAGGAGGCTCTTATGGGTCTCCTGTACATGAGAGACTTCGTGAACCTTAGGGTTCGGGAAGTCGAGCCTGGAAAGAAGAGTCTCTCGGAATGCCGGGATGATTCGGAAAGTTCGGGGAAGTCCCTGTTAGTAAGGGTCGAAGCTACTCATTCAGGGATAGTGAATGGTAATCAAAG